GGTTTGCGACCATTTGTCGCAAGGTTTGAAACCACTTTTGCAAAGCTTTTTCCCTTCCCCTGAGCCCCCTTTTCAGCGCCCTCCAAAACCCACTTTAAGCGTAGTTTGAAACCAGCAGTTCATTTCGCTGTTTTGACCTTGAATGTGCTGTTGTACCCATTGAGTATTTGAGGGTGGTCTCCTGAATGGAAAAGTCCTTGAAGATGGTCCTCACTTCCTCGGTATCGTTAATGGTCATCAGAAACTTGCCATTGATGCCATTGAGAATCGACGCCAGCTCGATGAAGTCCGGTTCCTGGAAATCATGCTTGTAGCCTGGAATTTTCCAATATGGCGGGTCTAGAAAGAAAAAAGAATGCGGCCGGTCATATCTGGGTATGAGATCACGAAAGTCTTTGCACTCGATCTGAACGTTGATTAGGCGTTGCCATGCCTTTTCGATGGTCGACTCCAGGGTGAGCAGGTTGAAGCGGGGCTTACCTGTGGTCGACACGCCGAATGTCTGGCCGGTGATATGGCCACCGAAAGCGCACTTTTGCAGGAAGAGATATCTGGCCGCTCTTTGCACGTCTGTGAGAGTATCAGGGTTGACCTGTTGCTCTCGATCGAATTCCGAGCGGGCGACCAGGCTATATTTATACTGTCTGTAAAGTTCTTCCGGATGATGTTTTATCACCCGGTAAAGGGTGACCAGGTCTTTGTCGAGATCATTTATGACCTCTGCGGAGGATGGATCTTTAGCGAAGAAAATGCTCGCTCCCCCGGCGAATACTTCTACATAGCAAGTATGCTCGGGGATCTTGTTGATGATGGTTTTTGCCAGTCGTGATTTACCGCCGAAATAAGGTATAACTCCTTTCATTTTTTGCCTTTAAATTTACGGGCTCATCTGCTACAAATGGCCCCGTGCTTACCCAGCATCGGGACTTACGCAGGTGAACCTTGTCGGCCCCTTCCGTGTTTGCGCACGGTTGAGTGGTTGGGGGATGTTTCCGCATCCCCGTCCCGTCCTGTCTATGCTTCGAGAACCTTCCTCGTATATCGTTTTGCGCCTTTGCCGGTCATATACCACCTGATCGCCAGCAACCTGGCCCGCGCTCTCCGCCACCACATGCCCTTGGTAACTGCGATCTTGTAATATTCCTGGTCAACGATCGGCTGCAGATAGTCTGGAAGCCATCCCATATTTATATAGTCGCAGAGAACGTCATGAGCACAGCTCGCCTTGATTGACGACTTGCAGTCGATACAAGGGCCGCTGTTACCGTCCCAGGGATACCATTGCTGGATTGTAAGCTTGCCGTCAGGTTGCAGATTAGTGAGCTTATCCTGAACGGTAAAACCAAGGATATCCGTCTGAACCGAAAACGTTTCTGCGATAACGTATTTATAGCCTCGGAAGTACTTCATTGCCCTTCCGCAGGAACCTTCATAGAGGACATCGACTCTGGATTGAGTGTTCCTTCCGTCGAGCTTGTGCCGTTGCTCTGGCTCTGACCATCCTGAGTCCATGTGCGATGCTCTTTGTAAGGTTGAGCGCTGGTGCTCAGATCCTGTACAAGTGAGCCACTGCCGCGATGCTCTGCGGTATTGCCGACATTTACGATATTTTGGTCACCCTTGAGTACAAGGCTTCCCGCAGCGCCACCCGAGCCGTCACCCTGTTTTGCGGTATAGCGTAAGACTGTGTCGAGTGGCTGATTAAGGGCGCGTATCCAGTCTAGAACGGTGTCGGGCCGATAAAACGATTGCCTACCAAGTCCGCCGGCAAACGCCATGGCTACGCCCACCAGGCAGCCCTGCTCTCCATCACATGCTGCCATGGCAGCGCTGAAAGCTTTTAAATTATTCTCGTTCGACGTTGCGATTTGCTTATTGGTCTTAGAGATATTACCGGTCAGTTCGACACAGCCGGACAGGCCGAACAGCAAGAAAAAAGCCGCGATCAAGGATAGGATTGTCGAAAACAGTTTTGTCATTTTAAACCTCATATTTTTTTTTGTTTGCCGGCCAGGCATCTTTTGGGCAATGATTACACCGTCGCGGCCGAAAAATGCATTTTTCCCATTTTGGTTATCTTCTTAATTCTGCTGATATGATATGGACAGCAACAGAGCCTGAAGATGTTTTCATATAAATCTGAGACACAGCAGCAACTATGCACTGTGGTCCAGAGGGGTCTGAATTATATGAATTATAGATAGGTGTTACCCCATCATATGATACGTTTAAATAACAGCCAGTTGCCCCGAATGAGATGATTGATAGCTCGAACAAACTAGCTATTGGGAGCAAGGAAGAGATAGAATACACTACGTAGGAAGTAGTTAAGGACGGCGTTAGTATTGGTCTGTTTGAAGTGATCCAAGCGATCCTATTACCAACCTGGATGTAAGGCATCGTCACGCCACTGCCGTTGTTCTTGGCATAGGTGATCTGCCGCCAAGCATTGATCTGGTTGTCACTCAATGGTTCCACCAGAGTCGTATATGCCCTCAGACCGAAGGTACCATCCAGTAACCTCACGATGAACCCAAAGAAGTCCTGATTGATCGTCCCAGACAAAACGATCGTTTTATTTTCGGTCGTTTCAAGCCAAACAGTCCGCGTCGAGTCCCAGCAGCCGCACGGTTTAATCGTCAAGGTGTTTCCGGCGACCGTGATATCCCCGCCGATAATGTCGTTATGGGCTGGTGCAATAGGTGGTTCGTAAGCCGCAGCAGGGCCTGCCACAATAGTGAGCACCTTCCCCACATCATCGCCAGTAAACGCTGGCATAAGAGCCGCGCTCGCTGCGGCCTCACCCGCTTTAGTGGTAGCTATACCCGCCTGAGCGGTTGCTTCTGCACGATCAAGACCTGTCTGTACGCGATCGGCGGCGGTGGCGACTGCATCCAGACTCGTCTGCGTCCGATCGGCGGCCGTGGCCAATACATCGCTGCCGGTCTGGACACGATCGGCGGCGGTGGCGACTGCATCGGCGGCGGTGGCGACTGCGTCGGCGGCAGTGGCCAACGCATCGTTGCCGGTTTGGACGCGATCCGCAGCGGTGGAGACTGCATCGGCGGCCGTGGCCAACGCATCCGCAGCCGTAGCGGTTTTGTCTTCTTCTGTCGCCAGCGCATTGGCGGCAGACGAGGCCGCCGCAGCTTGCACTTCCTGGATGTCTCCATAGATTGCCGTGATGGCAGCTACATCGGCGGCGGTGGCCGTCTTGTCCTCTTCTGTCGCCAGCGCATTGGCGGCAGACTCGGCTACAGCAGACTGCACCGCCTGAATGTCTCCATAAATTGCCGCCGTGGCGGCATATGCTTGGTCTGCCTCGCCCGCTTTCGTGGTGGCTACACCCGCCTGAGCGGTTGCTTCTGCACGATCAAGACCTGTCTGTACGCGATCGGCGGCGGTGGCCAATACATCGTTGCCGGTCTGGACGCGATCCGCAGCAGTGGCGACTGCATCGCCGGCGGTCTCTGCCTCGATCAGGGCAATCCACGCCTCGGCATCATCAACCAATTTCGCCAGCGTTGGGTAGGTCTCGCCGAGGCGGCTGGTGACAATACCAGTGCCACCCAGATCAGCCGCGCCGTTGACAAATTGCTCGATGGAGACAACATCCAAAGCGGCGTTTTCAAGCTGTGTTTTTGTGACAATTGCCATTATTGCATCCTCATAAAATTGCGAGATCGATATTGGCCAGATGATCCAAGCCGACTACGGCGCTGCCCAACTCGCCTGGCAATACTTCCGGGGCGAGATCGGTATAGATCCCGAAGATCTCAGCCTCTCCGTAATTATGCTGCTCGGCGGTGAAGGTAAGCAGATTGATCTGACCGTTTTTACCGCTGCCGAAGCGGCGTTGAATGCCACGCACAACCAATGATGCGGCAGTCAATCCGTGGAAGCTCGCGGTGAGCTGGATACCGTCTTCAGGTTCCAGGGCCAGCTGGGGCAGATATCCCGAGAACGTGTACCAGGTTGCCGGCTGGCCATCGACAGCCAGGTAGTAGCCGGCGACGCCGGCCGCCATCTCGGCGCTGCGGATCAGATCGAACCGATAGTTATCCGGAAGGTAGTGCAGCCCGTAATTGGCGATCGAGTCCGCGTTTTCCGCCCGGACCATGGACTTGTAGCCGCCACCGATCTGATCGAAGTTGTACGCCAGGTCGATTCTGTTCGAGATATCGGCCAGCGGCTGCTTGCTGACCGCGATTGACCGCAGTTGCAGATCGCCGGCAGCTCCGGACAGAGCTTTAGCAATCGGCGGGGTCGCAGTTTTCGCCACCAGCCGGATCAGCCCGGCGTTGGTAAAGAGCCGGCTGTGGGTCTGCCGGCAGATCGCCTTTATCGCATCGCGCACCGACATATCGCCGGGCAAAAGGCCATCCAGGACGTAGCTCGCCGCCAAATGACTGGCAGCGGCAGCGGTAAAACTGTCGCCGTCGATGAGGCCCGCCGTCACCCCGGCTTTATCCGTCAGCAGATACTCGATGCATTCGGCCGGGGTTGTCAGTTGCCCGACCACCTCGGCGCTGATCTCGTCGGAGAAGACGATTTCTTTCGGAGCGAATTCGATTTGAAAATGGGTATGCAGCACATACACATCCTTATTCTCGCCGGTGCTGACATAGCGGAGAGTCACTGTGCGGCCGGTGAACCACGACCAATCGAAGTTCACCGCAGGCGTGAGGTCGAACAGGTCGACGACGGTCCTGCCCGGGTTGTCCTGGGCGTTGATATTCAGCGGGCTGTTGCCGGTCGCCAGATCATGCACGTCGTCATAGGCTTTGATCGGATCGTCGTTGTTATCAGCGCCCTGGCCGAGGACGCTGCCGGCGAGCGATTTCGATGTCGTCACCGTTGCCGCCCGATTCTGTACGCTGTTGACGGCATGCCAGATTATGGCGCACATACTCAACTTGAATTTGCAAGTGTCTCCATACGTCGTCTTGTATTTTATAAACGGGTTGATGCCATGATCGCCTGAGCCGATATACACGGTGGTGGTGCCTGCGGAGTTCAGCGGAATGCCGTAAACCGTGCCGCCGATAGCGATGACCAGTTCGATGATCGGCGGCGCGTAGCCAGCCACATACCAGTCCAGGGTGTATTCCACCCAAACGCCGTTGTTCGAGTATTCCGGAAAGGTTATGTAATCGATCGTCCAGTCTGACCCGCTCTTCTCAATCCATGTGCCGATCGGGAATCCTCCGATATCGGTCCGAATTTCCGAGAAGGCGATCGACAGATCATGGTTGTGATTCGGCGAAACGCTGGAAAAATTCGGATCGGTATAGGTATGGAAGTGGGCGGCGCCGGTACTGTGCAGATGGCCGTGGTCGATATCGACATCGCCGTCGATCGACATCTGATCGGCGCTATCCGGCCGCGACAGCTGGCCTATCACGCCAAGGCCCGACACCGACACCTCAACATAGTCGACGGCATACCAGCCGACCGTGAAAGCCGCGACGCTTAAATACGCTTTAAGGATCTGGCCCCTGTCCTCATTGGCGTCGGTCTGGGTAACGACCAGCTGAGGGTTGGCCGCACAGACCAGCGCCCCGGACGCCGTCTCATCCGTATCGTAGGCATACGCGGGCCAGAGGGCGGTGTTGCCTGCGCCGGTCGCATCGAACTGCATCTCCAAAAACTTGCTGCCACTGCTATATTTCTCATAATACGGCTGGGTGTTGAAGACCACCCGGGCGGGATCGGCGGCGGCATCGACCGTGTAACTGCCGGCCGGCGCCGGATAACCTTCGACCAGAACATTGCCGATGGACACGACCGGGCCTTCGCAGAGAACGAAGGTGTGATCGGTGAGGTGCTCGACGATCTCGGCGTTGCGCAGATGCTGATCGGCCACCGTGCCGCCGGTACCGCGACCACAGCCGGTGAAGGAACCGGCGGTGCGGCCGCTGAAGGTTATGCGCTCTTCATCGAGTTGCAGGGCTCCGGATGCCGGGAAGCCGATCGTATCGAGATCCTCATTTACCGGAATTGTTGCGTCGCCGGCCAGGATCGAATTTGCCAGAGTGCAGGCCATCGCCACCTTGGCCTTTATGGCCGGGATCTGACCGGGTGAGCCGAGCGCCAGCGGGATCGCATTGCCGATCTCGCCCGCATCGGCATACGGCCAATCGGCCCGGGTGACAACGCTGCCGATCGGCATCTCCCACCGCCAGGGCAGGCTGACGAGATCGAGGGTCAAGAGGCGGCTCGCCTCGTTAAACTCAATGGGATCGGCAATAAAAAAACGATCGATGAGGAATTTATCGGCATCGGTCAAGCCAACCGCCCATTGATACAGCAGCACCTCCGTAGTCTCCGCCGGATTGCTGATAAAATAGTCGGAGAACGGAGTATCGCCGCCGTTCCAGAGGGTGATCGAGCATTGCCTGATCAGTCCATGATCGCGCGCCCTGGCGTCGCCGGTGGAAGCCGCCAGCGCGCCCCAATCCTCCACCAACGGCAGGTATTCGTGATCCAGGCCGTCAGCCACTCCGAGCGGCTGATCGCTCAGATAGAGCGTGCCCGAGGTCGGGAAATTGATCTCAAGCAACTGCCGGGGACGGCGGGATCTCCCGGCAAGTGCGGCCTGCAGTGCTGCGGTCATGGTGGTGATCATCCGACCACCTCAAGTTCGATGACGCCGGTGAATCTCTGGTAGCTGGTCTCCTGGAAGTCGTGAATGGAATTTGCCCAGACTACCGTCATGGTGGCCCCGGTTTCGTCGTGATAGGTGAAACTGTTGAGCGCGCCCCGTGCCTTATTGACGAACCAATCGATCGCGGCGTTATAGTCGGCAAGGGGCAGACTCTTAAAAGGGAGGGTCCGTCGCCTGACCGTCAGCCCGAGATCCTCCACCTGCAGCCCCCCGCCCGCGTCACGATCCAGTGCCTGGATCACCTCGATCGGTTTGGGCAGCGGAAATTGGAGACCTCGGGAGAATTGCAGGGTGGATGCGCCGAGGACGAATTTTGGATATGGCATGGCCTCAGCCTCTCTTGGTTAATCGCTTTTGCTCGCTTGCAATCGCAATGATGTCGGAGCGGGAAAGCTGCTGGTTGATATTAAAGGTGACGTTGCCGCCAGCGTGTAAGCTGTTGTTATAGGCAGCTCCGGACTCCGCGACCTGGGACGCGGACATCGAGGCGTCTTGATTCTCATAGCCTCCTGAGCCTGATGAAGCGGCAGCGGTGGCGGCACCGACAGCGGCGTGTGCGGCGGAAGCGGTTCTCTTCAACTCCTCCATCTTGCCGATCAAGGCGTCTACCCCGGTCACTACCGCGCTGCCGTCGAGTTTGGCGGTGATGCCGATCTCCTTGCCGTTCAGATCATCGACCTTTATTCCCATATTCGTCAGGACTTCGGTCATGTAGTTATTGGCGTTGCTGAACTGCTCCGTGATGGTACCGGTCATATTCTGGACTGTCTGTACCGACTGGCCAGCGGCGATCTCACCTTTTTCGTACGCCTCATCGGCCAGTTTCCCCAGCTGGTTATAGAGCCACTGCTCGACGGCGTACACATCGGCACCGGCCTTCTTCCACCTGGCCGCTTTTTTGACCAATTCGGTTGCTTCCGCCGAAAAATATTTATCGGCGCCGAGGCCGGCCTCTTCGTACATTTCCTTTTCGGCGTCGGCTTGTTCTTCGGCTTCGTTCTTGTGCTTGTCGAGGATTTTCTGCCGGGCTGCCTCCTGATACTTCAAGGCGTTGGTCGTGGACTGGACACCTTTTTGATAGGTGTTCTGCGACTTGACGCCTGCTGTTCCCAGCTCCACCGTGCTTTTCCGATTTTTTTCCAGCCATCCGTCGAACTCTTTGGCGTCCATGGTGGCGAATTCGAAAAAGGATAAGCGGCCTTGAAAAACAGCCTTCATACCCTGGAAGCTTTGAGCGATATTGGTAAAGATACCGGCGACAGCTCGCGCCTCGTTTTTCCAACCGACGATCGACTCGGTAACCCAGCGCATCACATCCGTCACAACCGGAGCGAATTCGGCGGCGATGGCGTTCTTCAGCCCGCCGAAGGCGCTGCCTGCTTCGGTGCTCGCTGCGCCTGCCTCCCGCAGGCTCTTGCTGTCGACTTCGCTGAGGGCAATGCCCAGCTCCTTGGCTCTCGCTGCCTTCTCTTTCAATGCCCGGCCGCTGTTTTCGAGGATTGGGATCAGCAGGGAAGCGTCATCGGCGATGGATTCCATGTAGAAGATCTGCTCGGCGCTACTGACATTGGCATCGTCCATCGCCTTTTTCACGGCCACCAGTACATCCGGCCCCGACAATTTCTGCAGCGCCTCGGCGGTCAAGCCGACCTTGGGCGCAACGTTTTCCATGAAGTCTTTGAACTCGCCGCCGCCGGTGGCGATAAAATCGCCCAGTTTGTCCTGCACGTCCTTGCTGATGTCGGCGAATTTCTCGGTGGATATCCCTACGGACTCCACGGCAAAGGCGTACTCCTTGAATTCGCCGCTGCCCATTTTTGCCAACCTGGCCATATTCTCAAGTTCTTTGGCCTCTCTGGATGAGGTGATCACCAGGGCGGAGACGGCGGCAAAAACAGCTGTAGCTGCAGCGGCGACCATTCCCCATACACCGACAACCTTGCCCCAGGAGCCGCCGATCTTCTCCGCCGCACCGGAGCCGGAGGTTTCGATTTTGCGGAACTCTTCCTGCGACTTGCCGGAGAATTCCTTGACCCGCACCGTCCCCTTGTCGTCGACATACAGCTCTATGGCTACTTTGGCGTTCTGTTGCTGAGGCATGGTCTTTAGTTGGTCGCGGGTCGCTGTTGATGATAAAGTTTTTTTGTCCGGTGGATCTCGACCAGACAGCGCCTGGCCAGACGACGATCCGCCAGGCCAATTTCCAGATCGTTCATAGCCTGCGGTACGGCGGTCATGATCAGATCGCCCCAGGGGCAGCACCGGTCATGAAGGGCCAGCAATTGCCTGGTCAGCATGTCCCAGGTGTCAACCGGGCAATCAGCGCAGTCAGGTTCCGCATCGTCGTTTTCCAGGTTTTGGCGGCATTGCCTGCAGTTGACGCTCGGGTAATCGAGAGTGAACTGCACCGCCGCCATTACTTTTTTTCGGCCTCGGCCTCCCGCTCCAAGTTGAAGCGCTCGATGTCGAAGGTGACCCGGTTCAGCCAGGCGGTAAAGCCGGGCGACCAGGTCATGAGGAGTTGCCGCGCGGCGCGGTCAAAGGCGATCTCCCCCTTGAAGCCTTTTATCTTCTGCCAGTTGTCGACCAGGACCAACCGCCGCACGTCCTCGACCGTCAGTCCGCGCCAGTCGACCACCACATAGTCGCCGAACAGTTCCTGGTACTTTTCGCCATTGAGCACCTGGCGCTTTTCCATCAGCGCCAGGTCCCATTTCAGCTCCGTTGCTGCCTGGACCAATTCCCGATGCTTGCCGCCGATGGGCCGCGCCAGGACCTCGAATGTTTTCGAGCCGGGGTAGGCAACCCAGATCGGCGGCTGTTCGTCCCGGGTGTCGATGATGTCGGCGAGTTTTAATTCATCCATGGTCTGTCCTCAGGCTACGCCAGCGGGTCGGTGGTACGTGTATTGACGACCTCGATCCGCATCGGTGTGGTAAGCGAGGTCATGCCCGTAGGCGCGGCACTTGCCCCGATTCCTTTCAAGTTCATGGAAAAGGGGATCTTGCCCGGGCCGGAGACCGGCGCTTCCGGGCCATCGATCTTGAGGTTGGAAAGCAGGATCCGCAACTTATAGTTATAACTGCCGACGATGACCTTGCCGGTGAAGGTGATATCCATTTTCTTGCTGACCGTGTCCTGCCAGTCGTCGAAGTAGGCGTCGTTGGCGGTGTTGTATCGCGGGAATTTGAGCACCAGAGAACAGGTTGGGAAGCCGTTGTCGGCCGGTTCGTCCAGGCCGTCCTGCCCAGCCACGTAATCGGAATCCATCGGCCGGGTAAACGTCAGCTCAAAACTTGACGGATAGAGCTTGTGCGCATCGCTCAGCGCGATACCCGACTGATCGTTCATCCGGAAAACGGTGTTCTTGTTCATGATGACCCGGTTCTCTTTCAGGGCGGTCACATCGGCCATGGTAGTGGCAGTATTGGTTTCCGAATCCCGCTTCATGGTGTCGCAGATCGCCTCGAAGCTGATCTTCACCGGCTTGTTCATCTCGCCGCTGAGTTTGAAACCGTGCAGCTTGACCGAGGGATATTCCCAGATCTTGTCGGTCAGCTTCTTTTGCGCCAGCGTGCCGAACAGGGTATCGATCTTGGATGTAAGGTCGTAGGTATTGGCATAGGCGATCGTCGCTTCCTGCTGGACCGGCACGCCGGCCGCGCCCATGATCAGCGCCAGCATGACATCGAACCCCTCGTAGCGCATATAGGCTTCGAGGTTGCCGGCAACCTTCTCCACGCCGGCGTCCGCCTCGGTCACCCATTGCTGGCCGGCCGATTCGTCCAGCTCCAGTTCCATGCCGACCTTGATGTTGTCGGCCAGAATCAACACCCCGTCCCCGGCACCGCAGGCGACAGGCGTATGCCATGTCTCCGCTTTGGCAAAGCCGCAGATCGTTTCACGCCCGGTAATTTCATTCGCCATTGTCGTATCCTTTAATGGTTAGCTGTAACGTTCAAATTTCATTGTCACCGGCAGCATGACGATTTGCAGTTTGTCGGTGTCCAGGATCTCCGATTCACCTATCGAGACGGGCAGGGCGAGATCGAAGCCTGCCGGCGGCTTGTCCCTGAGCAGGGCGATCAGGTCGGCCGCCATGTCAAGCACGCCTACCGAGCTGGTCGAGGTGTCGCCCATGATCGCCGCCTCCTGCTTTTCCAGCTTGACCTGCAGGGAGAAGGACAGCTGCAGCGATTCGTCATCCTGCGTACCGGCCTCGGCGCCGAAGGTGATCCCGCCGTCCTTGATGCCGATCGCCGGGTAGGTGCCCATGTTCCGCACCAGGCGGAGATCCTCGGTGACGAAAACGTCCCGGTCCTTGACGTAGGCGATGCCCGCCCGGAGGCTGGTTCTGGTTGCGATGATCAGGCTTTTCATTTTTTCAGAACCCTTTCAACTTTTCGCGGCTGAAGATCCGCTCGCTGTTTGTCAGTTTCACACTGGCGCCGGCATCCGGTGCGTTCACGCCCAGGGCGATCTCTCCGGACACGACTTTTCCGAGGAAGGCGATATGGTTTTCATACCGCTTCTGCCAATGCTCAGGCGGTCCGCCGCGCCGGGAGTAGAGGCTGACGATGGCGATGTCCGCCGCCATGTGCAAAAGAAGGGGCGGGGTATTGGCCAGCGGCAGGGTGTATTTCCGCGACAGGTAGCCGTCGATCTCGACATCGGCGGCTTCCAGGGCGGCATCGATCACGGCGCTGACGATGGCGCCGGTGTCGGCGTCATCGGTCAGCTGGATCAGAGTCGCCTCATCCAGTTTGTTCTTGAGGTCGGCCTCGGTTGCGTACATGGTTATTTATCCCGGTCCAGGATGTCAGGTACTTTGGTTGCCTTAGATTCTGTTTCCTTCACTGCAGCTTTTATTTCGGCTTTCGTCCACGTTGCTGCAGCTTTGCCTGCAGGCTTGGCAGGTTCCTCTTCAGCAGCCTTATCCCCATCAACCTGAGTTACCGTCAGCATCGACTCGGCCCGCAGCTGCTCCAGTTGTTTCTCTGTGAAGGCATCATCCGGGTATTGCTTCGGCGCTACACTGTGCGCCACCCCCGCCCGTCGAAAGCCTTCCTTTTTGCTTCTGATCTCAATCATTGACACCTCCCGCTTCAAACCGGCGTTTTACGGCCGGTTTAAAGTCGCGTTAAAAAATTAGTTATCAGCCACCGGCACCGGTCGACCCGAAAGACAGCTGCCAGAGACCATAGCCGCCGGCTGCGCGGGCCTCGGCGCCAAATTTGTATTCCTTGCGCATGAAAACACCGTCAGCCTGCATGTCGGTTTGGGAAACAAACACCGGTTTTTCCCGTTCCTGGTAGATGAACGGTTTGAGCGGTCTGGACGTCACGTGCAGGAACCAGGCGGTGGCGCTGGTCAATCGGGGATTTACCAACACCTTGGCCGTGCCCTTGTAGGGGTTCGGACTTTGGTCGGTGAGCTTGTCGCCTTCGCAGATAAGCCGCGCCGTAGCCTCCAGGGCGGGCGGCACTTCGAGAGTATCGGGGATCATGGCCAGCGGCCGGCCCTCGTCATCCGTGAAACTCATGACCGCCGTCCGGGCCGCGCCGTAGCTTGCAGTAGCGGCGGCAGTGGTCGCCGCCGACAGGGCTGCGGTGCCCTTGTTGCTGACACTGGCTCCGTCTACAACATGGTCGGTGTCATAAAAATACTGACCATCGAAGCAGAAGTTCGTGAACGCATTGTTTTTTAGGTCGGCGTCGATTTCGTCGGGCAGCTGCTTGGCTGAATATCCAGCCTCCTGCGCCTGCGGCCCGTAGATGCCGATATTGTCATCAGTGATGTCGTTGCGATTCACTACGACGGTGGCCTCCCAGTCGTCATTGACTATGGTGTATTTGAAGGCAGCAAGGGACTTGAGTACCTTGTCACCGACCCACTTGCGCATTTTCGGAAACCGGCTCAACCAACCGTAGTCATTCTGTGAACCGGTGCTCGGTACCAGCATGGTGGTTTGCTGCCAAATGGACGGTGCTCCGTCGAAGGCCTTGTTGAAGATCGTCTTCAGGGTGATGAAGATGCTCCCCAGATTGGCTTGATTGACGATCATGCCGCCGATACCGACCAGCCCTAAGAGGGACGGATCATAACCGGTGGCTCTGGCGTCCATGCCATAAAGGCAATTGGCCAGGAAAGCGGTGCCGAATACCATGATCCAACTCAACATGGTGGCGAATCTCGACTTCATAATTTTGTTCTCCTTTGAAATATGTTTCAGGTTCGTTTACCAGCCGTCGTCAAACGTTCAATTATCAGACAGTGGACAGGGCACAGCCGTCATTGACAACGACTCGCCAGGCCCGCACGCCTGCCTTCTTGATCGAAGCCAGGACAATGGTATCGCCGGCATCGTTCATGGTAATGGTGTTATTGCCGGTCTGGTTGATGGCCGAGGCCACCGTGATCACGCCGTCGCCGCCGTCGACGTCCATGCTGAGTGTCATTATCTGACCATCGGCAGTGGGGATCGCCAGGGTGCGGGTTTCTGCGCCGGCGGTAGTGATGGCGCACACGCCTGAGCGGATGACCGGGATGGCAGCCCCATTGCCCGGGTCGGCAATGAGAATCGGCGACCTGGGCAGGATCTCGGCGATAACCGCCTCGACGGTGCCCTGGCCGGTAAAGCCCCCGGCATCCGCGAGGGAAATCGCGCTGGCCGCGTGGGCGTCGCTGGCGTCGGCAATATGCGCGGCCACATCCGTCTGGACAACTGCCGGCTCGATATCCACCCAAACATGCGTGCTGTCGATAAAGCCGGCGATGATGCCGCAGAAGATATCGTTGTCTGTGGTGCCAATCAGACCGACCGTTTCGTCGTCGACCAGGTAAACGCGGTCCCCGACATTGGCCTGGCTGGCTGAGGCGATGGCGCACTTGATCAAACCCCGCCGATGTACGACGCAGCTCAAAGCGCCATCGGCGCCGCTGGTGTTGTCCTTGTGCTGCAGGGAGACGCCCTGGAAGATGAGCCCGGCCGTATCCGCCCCGGGCACAAGATACCCGTCATCGCCTACGGCGATGAGAGCCCCGGCATAGATCTTCGCCGCACCTTTGACGGGGAGAGCTTGTTGCACGCCATCCTTGCGCTCCAAGTTGTTGTCACTGGTTAATGCCATGGTTATTTCTCCTCCATGTTTCTTTCCGCCGTGAGTGGCAGTTGTGTTTTTTGCCTTACTGCAGGCCGCCGTACTGCTTCAGATCCTCGTTGCTGACGTTCATCATCTTGGCTACCTTCAGGACGTTCTCGTCGCCCAGGGCCGGAGTCGTTTCTTTGCCCTTAGGCAAATCGGTCACCGGCACCACTACCGGAGCCTTGGCCACGAAGGTGGCGAAACCGGTCGGATCGTCGGCCGCATATTTCGCCGCCCACTCTTTCTGATCCGGAGTGATCTTGCCTGCCTTCATGGCGGCCACGACCGCCTCACCGGCATCCCGCTCGGTCAGCTTCTTCTGCAGGGCCTCGAACTCGACCCGGCTGACGGAATTTTTCCCGCCCTGTTTCAGGGCATGGATCGAGGCCACTACGGTCGACACATCCGACTGATCGATCCCCAGGGCCTCGATCACCGCCTTGGCGACAACTTCCTTCGGTTCCTGCTTCGTCATCTTCTCGATCGCAGCCAACACTTCTTCCGCCGTCGAGTTTTCCGGCATCTTCAGCGCAGCGATGAGCATCTTCAATAAATCCATACCTTCCTCCTTGAGTTCCGCCCCGATCTTGGCCAGGAGCGGTTTCAAATGATTTGTTTTCGGCGCATTCGTCAGCGCCACACTGTGGACGGCACACAGCCGGCCATCCTGCTTCCGGACAAAGAAGACCGGCGAGAAGTAGCGGTATTCACCTTTGGCCAGATACCCCGCCGCCTCCTCGGTCCAATCGATCTTTGCCTCTATGCCCACCCCTCCGGTATAGCGCCAGTCCTTGCACCATCCGGCAGCCGGTGCCTTGATGTTGGCCAGGGTCTGGTGCTCGTAATCGAACACCACGTCCAGGCCTCGCCGATCGAGCCTGGCCTTGACCAGCTCCCAGGCCGATCGGTCGACCACATACCTGCCTTCTCCCTCGACCTCGTTTTCGCCCTCGGGAAAAAGCAGGAACCACTCCGGCAGGTCCTTCTGCCCGGCGGCGGTCATCGCCGCGACAATTGAATACACCTTTTTCATTTTCCCTCTCCTGTGATCATGTGGCCCAGCAGCGCGCCCTGGATTTCCACCAGATCCTGATGCTGCAGCAGCATAAATTCACGCTGCGGGATATCGCCCCAGGGGACCTTCATCTTTCTGGTGTGCGCTTTGACAAAACTCACCCCGCCCGCCACCTTCTTCCGTCCGACCTTGATGTCGCCCGCCGAATTCTTCCGGCTGTGCGCCGGCACCTTCGCCACCACCGTGCCGAAGGAAAACTTCTTGGCCCCGAAATTGTGCGTAGGAGCATAGACCACGTTGGTGCCGACGATCACGCTGTCGCTGCCGACTGAGGAGGCAATCGAGTTCTGCAGCCGGCCGCTTTTGCGGAGCGTCTGACCGCCGCGCTTGCCGCTTACCCGTTTCGACGGCTGCCATTTATTCGGCCGGCCGCCCGCCCGGAAGTTCCAGCGGACGGACTCCCGGGCGATGGCCCCGATGGTGCGCAGCGCAGGTTTTTTATTGACGCCGCGCTCGACGATCTTGGCACAGACTTTCTGCATCTCGCGGTCGTCTATTTTTATTCCAGGGCTGATCATGGGAATGTCTGTTTAAAATACGTTTAAATTTTCCTGTGCTTGACGGACGCCTATTGGCCCGCACCATTTAGCGCCCGACCGGCAAAATCGCTTACAGGTCATTTTCAGGCGTTTTCTTCTCCAACACTTCTCCGAGATCCGCCTCGACCATCTGGGCCAGTTCCTGCGGGTAGCTTTTCAGCCGCTCGCGGATGATCTTTGCGGTCTGCTTCCACCAGTCCCGGCCCGGGTTATTGGCAAAGCCTGCGTCCGGGGAGACCTGTGCCGGCGCCCTCACCGCCCCGGTGCCGGTGTTGACCAGCTCGGGTTCTCCGGTCGTAGGATTCTCGCTGGCCAGATCCAGGCCCCGCGCCTGCACCTGTGACTGGGTCAGCCCTGACACCGAACACCGGCAGCCGTAGCCGTTCGGCGGATACCAGCTGTTCCAGATCGGGTCGTTCGCCGGGTAGACCCGGCCGTCCATGGCCAGATGGGTTTTCCGGACATGGGCGTCGTTGATGGCGTCATACATCCAGTAAGTCAGGATATCCTTTTCGGTCTGCAGCTGGTCATAGCGCCCAACGTTGTAGGCTGTCTGGATATTGGTCTGGAAGATATTGGCCACCCGCCATGGCTTTTTGCCGTTCCAGCCTCGCCGGGCAAAGACCTCTTCGCACTCTTGCTGGAACTGGGCAAAGCTGATGCCCTTATCGATCGCCTGCTGCAGCGCCTGAAAAACGGTGGCCAGCTCGTCGCCCTTGGCGATGCCCGAGATGGCAAAAGCCCGGCCCTTGACTTCGTCAGCCAGCGCCTTGAACTCAGCCGGCGACAGCTTTACCTTGCCGCGCCAAAATTCCTGCGCCCCCTGCATGGGCAGCTCAAATGTTTTATCTTTGGCCATCCTGCACCATCTTGCGGCCGAGCAGATGCCCGTTGATCATGGCGTTGTCGAGTCCGGCCTGCAGGCTGCCGACATCCATCCGGGGATAAAACTTCAGCAGCTCTTCCATCGCCTCTTCATAGCTGCCGGCCGTCTGGACAATTTTCAAAATCGCGTCCTCGTTTGCGGCAAGCGGGTCGGTGCCGGCCGATGCCGCCGCCAGATCTTCCAGCGCCTGCTGTTCGGGTGAGAAGGCCCGCTGCGGCTTGTCGCTTGCCACGATCTTGGCAGCAGCAAACTGCTGCCCCGGCAGAACAGTCTGGACCCGGATAACCTCTTCGTCTTTCTCCGGTTCAGGGATGGAAAACTGCTCGCGCAGGTACTTCACCCCGACCGGCATGCCGGTATTCATAACCTTCTCCAGCCAGTTGGCCTTCGCCTCCAGGTCTTCTGCTTCCTTGTACACGGCCTTGTACTTCGGCAGCGGCGTATCCCAGCCGAAGTTGAAACCGACCATGGGCCGGATCAGCTGGCTACGGACCGTCGAGGCCAGCGCCCGGCCGTCCGTCTGCAGCAGGTCGAGGCGGACCTCGTTGTGAGTCTTCGAGGCGGCGTAGCTGCCCTTGTCGCCGACCTGGGCGGACAGCGTCTGGCCCAGGATCGCCTTGCTGTTTTCGGCGTTGCAGAAGTTGGCCAGTTTTTCCCAGAGATCGGTAGCGGTCGAGCCCTTGGCCGACTCGATAAACTTGATCTCCGTCGCCTTGCTGATCACGCCTGCGGCATCCGAGCCGAGGGAGGAGATGGCGGCGAAGAGCGCATCCTTGTCATCCTTGGTTGCGCCCTGATCGTAGTAGCCCAGCCGCAAAGGCATGCCGAACAGTTCGCAGAAGACCACCCAGTCTTTTATTGCATAGTTTTTGAACAGGACCATCCAGGCGCAGACCCGGTAGATCCCCGCCCTGGTCGGACTCCCGCACTTGCCGCCGTAACGGTGCATGATCGTCTTCCAGGCCGGGATCTCGACGCCCATGGAATCGGTATCGGTCAAAAGCCTTGGCACCCGGCTGAGCACGCCGCTTTCGTCGACGAAAGAAAAGCGCTTCTGCTCGATCCGTTCAATTCGCGCAGGGATGGCCTGGCCCTCTGAATTATCCCAGTGCAATTCCATGGCGGAATAACCCTTGCCGACCGCATCCTGCAGGGCGACCAGGTCATCATCCCAGTCGGCGCAGTTGTCGAACCAGTCCTGGACGAACTCGGCGACAGTGGCGCTGCGCGGATCGTCGTCAGCCGGCTCGATGGTGTAATCGAGATCGACGATGACATTGCGCCGTTTGTCCCGCTCGCACATAACATGGCCGTCCCGCTCTTCGAGCAGCTCGAACAACTCGGCCTGGCTCCGCACGTCGCCGGCATCGGCCCGCTTGAAGACCGTCGCCAGGCGCTCGGGAGTGAGGCCGTCGTTGATGTATTCCCGATAGCTGTCGAGGATCGGCGCCACAGCCAGTTCACGGCGTTCCGGCTTCTTGTTTTTCGACATGTCGATCGGCCGGTTGAATTGATCGTAGAGTGTTATCATCACCACATTCCTTTTTTGGCAAACCGGCGTTTGGTCAGAGACTGGTATTCTGTCGAGCTGCTCCCGCCCTGCAACATGCTGACCGCACCCTCCAGGGCATCCGGGCCATCGTCATGGATGTTCTTGTTCAGGATATAGATGAGCTGCTCGATCAGCAGGTCCTGGTCGGAGTGCCCTTTTTCAAACATCAGCTTTTGATGCTCGACCAAATAGCTGAGTGTGCCGATGATCCGCGCTTCCTTGTTGGTCGAGTGATGCATTGCCTGCCATGGCAGGTATCGCCCGACCTCTTTGGCATAGTTGGCGATCGCCTCATGGAGGAAGTCCTGCAGCATGTTTTCCTCGATACCGATCGCGCCGCCGTATTCGTCGTACTGGGCGTATGCCGCCCGGAACATCTCGCCCACCGAGGACCGCCGGATCCAGGCGTGCAGACAGCGGAACTTCATCTTCGCCCGATCGAGGCCGACCGTGATGATCGCCTTGTAGTCGTTGTTCTCGCCGTTTTTGGCGCTCGGGTCGACAAAGGTCGCGACCAGCAGGTTCGTCTGGGGGATCTCCAGCCGATCGAAATAGACGAACCAGGTTTCCTGAAATGGTGACTCGTCATCGCCGGTCAGGTTCATCATCTCGGCGTTGAAGTCCCTGGTGCCCATGGTCCGCTTCTTCTTTTCCAGTCGCTCTGGCGGCCACAATTCGGGGAAGAGGGGACGCTGATCCGGCTTGCCGTAGTCGAGCCAGGCCCGGTATACGTGCGAGCTGTAGAGCGGCTTGCCTTCTTCGTCCTTTTCGGCGATCAGCTGCGACAACACCGACTTCGGGTGGAACAGGTTACCGACCATGACAAACAGATAGCCGGTGCCCATTGAGCCGATGACCGCCCGCCGCAGCCAGCGCAGGCCCTTGTTGACCAGTGCCGGATTCTCGACGTTCTCATCGTTCTCGAAGTCGTCGACCACCGCATAGTCGGGCCGGTACTGCCGGTTCTTCAGGCCGCGCACCTTCTCGCCCCGGCCGCGAGCCAAAACCTTCACGCCGTTGGACGTTACGAAATCGCCGGACGCCCACTTCTGGCCCCGGAACTCGCCGAAGTCATGGCGCAGCCGGGGATTATCTTCCAGCTCCAGCCTGATCGGCAGGGTGAAGCCGACCGCCTGATCGTTGGTGTCGCTGATGATCAGCTGAAACTTGCGCAGCTCGTAGCAGATATTCCTGATCGGAATGGCGAATGACCAGAATGTCGACTTTGCATGCTCCCTGGGTGCGGCCACCAGCTCGACATCGTCGGTGACGTTGCTGATCTCCTCCCACTCCTCATGAAAATCACCGAAGCCAATGGTGAAATAGTGGGGAAGATAGGTCTTGCAGAAAAAAAGCAGATCGTGCCGACCCTGGGCGATCCGGGCTTCCTTCTTCTCCGGCGTATCGTCCTCAAACGGCGAGACGGATTCCGTAATCCATCCCTTGATTTCATCCGCCCAGGCGTCAAACCTGTTTTCTGAAAGTTTTGGCCGCTGTCGCATTAGCCGTTTTCCTTGGCGTGTTCCGCCTTGAACTGAATGACCAGGTTGTCGAAGTTTCTCGCCAGAACCTTCAGTCCCTCAGGATCGCTATCCTTTAACTGCAATGCCATCCACTGAACTATCTCAAGGAACATGGCCGGTTTGTCGACCTCGGCCGTCCCGGTGGCGGTCTCCGCCAGCAGTGCTGCAGCCGCAGCCTTCTGATGCTCTTCCCAGTGGCGCAGATTGGCCGCAGCCTTGGACAGGGCATCGTGAATCTTGGTATCGCGCTGGCCGACCGGGAGCGACAGGGCATACTCTTCCTGCTCTTCAAACAGCCGTCGCAGATTTTCTCCCCGGGTGGCGTTCGCCTGCCGGGCCATATCCCATTCATCGAGATCGGCGTTCGGCCGCTTGCTGGCAGCTTTCCACTTAGACAAGGTGGTCCCGCTGACATCGAAGCGTTCGGAGATGGATGACATCGTCCAGCCCTGGGCGTAGAGGCGGAACGCGATCGGCTCAAGGCTGGCCTTTACGCCTTTAGTTGCCAAGGGCCTTCTCCAGTTCCCATATTTTCGTCTGCAGGCTGATCAGCTCGCCCTGTTTTACGACCAGGTCATCCATATAGGATGCGGCCTTTGCCACCTCCATCTCCTCGATCTCGGTCAGCTCGGGCACAAGCAGGCCGGTGATTGTCCGGCACAAGCCCTTCGCTTCAACCTGCAGGCTGGTCCTCTCCATCTGCAGCTGCGTGAGCTTGATGCGCATCTGAGCTATTGCGTTACTCGCCACTTGGCTTGCTCCTTTCCCGGACGATCGGGCAGAAATGATTGTTGTTGATTTTCTCTATGAGCTTGGTGATGGCCTGCGTTGACAGGTGAATAACCGTCTGCAGGCCGTCCGCTGTCTTATCCGACTTTTCGACGAGCAAGACGTTGTTCTTATACATCTGGACAACTTCCTCGAATCGCTTCGCATCGGCGATCTCTCGCCGCCTGATCTCCTCGCGAAGGAGAAACAGAGCGATAATGATAAGCGCCGGCGGCAGAACCATTGCCAGCAGCAACAAGCCGAACTGAGATCCGTCCATCGCCTTGATCACCATGGCGACACCTGCCCATGCGTTTTCCACTATTTCCTCCTCTCGCTCTCTTCAATTCTCGCCGCACAATGCACGCAGTGGGTGCAGCCCGGCAGGAGTGTCCTTCTGGCCTCGGGGATCTCGTCGCCACATTCGATGCAGTGGGTCAGGGTATCGCCGATTTTCTCCATCCGTTTTCTGTGCAGTTCCAGAGCCTGATTGCGGTATCTGGCGTCCAGCTCCTGAGCCTGGTCAAACTGGTCCATTATTTCAATTGGCCCCAATCTGGAGAGTCCTGGTCTACGATTGTGCCGCGAATTTCGATGCCGTTCGCCGCCGGGGAGTTCTTCTCGATTTTGCGGCCAAGGCCGATCATCCCGCCGGCGAAGGCCAGCTGCTGCAGGCCGGTTTCGGTGTCGCCATTCACGACACTCACCAAGCCAAGACCGGCCGTACACGCGGCGGCAAGCCATGTGATCCATCCTTTCATTTGCTCCTCTCCTTGGTTGTGAGCTCTCTGAAGATACGCTCGATCTTTGCCACATAGTTAATGGTTTCCGGAGCATCATCGTCGCCAGTGATCTCCGGCAAAACGGCGGCAATCGATTGCCATTGGTCGGTAGGCAGACCTTTTTTGGAGGCAAGGCGCTGTGCATCAAGGATGCTGCCCGGCCCGGCGTTGTAGCTGCCGAGCATGAAGCGGACGCGCTCGATACCGGATTCCTTCTTCCAGATATCCCAGCATTGCCGGTCGTAGGCGATACCCAGCCGGATATTGATGTGCAGGACTTGAGGCGTGTTTTCAATGCCGAGTTTTTTGGCCATCTCCGCTGCGGTGCCGGGCATGAGCTGCATGAGGCCAACCGCGCCTGCAGGCGAGATCGCTGCCGGATCGAGATCAGACTCCGCTATCGCCTGAGCCTTGAACCACTGCCAGGGGAGGATCTGACGGAAAAATCCGTAGCAGAAAACTTCGAAATATCGGTCGTAACAAGTTGAGTACTGCATGATCCCTCCATAACCGCCATCGCCGGAAAGCCGGATCGGTGATAACCCGGTCCGGCGTCTCTCGTTTCAATGGTGTTTATAGAGGGTTTTAAAAAGGAAGGTTATTTGAAGGGCTTCAGTAATGCGTCATCATTACTGCAAGTTTTGTCTACCATGGGAGACATTCAGACATTATTTCGTAATCTGTCAGACTACCAATCCACACCGCCGCTTTTTATTGATGCAATACCAAATATTGCAGCAACAGCGATGTCCTTCAATTCTTCAATTTTAAGATGTTGCGCTGTCTTTCCATGCACCTCAATCTTAAATTCATGGACTTCTTCTTCTATTATCCCGAGTATTTCATGAGAACTGGCCATTGTCCCAAATCCTTTCTGTTCCGCCCTGTACCACAACTTTTCCTCGATAGAGCGAACTGCAAGGTGTAAATCCCCATGAGTAAGTTGCTGCCTTTGGTTTGCCATTGCCTACTCCATTTTCAGTACCGGCCAAAGACCGATAATAGTTTCTAATCAATCAGCCACACTGAATGACTCAGATCTGACTGCCGCATTAGCATCGGTATAATTATCAAACGCCAACAGCTGGAATCCACTGATCCTGATACACTGTTCAGCTGATGTAGTGTTGCTGTACCAAATCTCCGTTGACGGTACGCCCGCTGACGAGCATATAATGCAAAAACTTTTCCACTTGTTTGTGAGCACGAATTTCCCAGCACCAGAGGGGAAAGAGATATACCCATCACTCGTTTCTGCGGCAGTGTTTTTTATCGCAAACGTAAGGATAAATATTTTTCCGGAAGTAGCGTCAAGGTCAGCCGCGACCCTGGAGCTTGACTGAGCGGCAATGGTATTGGCAATACAACCAGAGATTGGGAATATTCCGTCTGAGGCTAGTTGGCCCCATCCCGTTGGCAATACGCTCCCTGGCAAGCATGTATTTGATGCAACCAGACTTGCGGCAAACGATTTTCCAATATTTGTTTTTGGCACAGTCAGAAAACAAAACTCTCTGGAGTCTGTGTAGTTTTTTCCACCGTCAATATGAAAATCGACGTTAATGTCGTCACCTATGCAATTTCTTCCGAAGAACATAGAGCGACCTGATGAAATGTAATTCCCACCCAGGGTGCAATTGTCCAGGCAACAAATCACCTTATTCTTTATTTCAATATCTGAGATTGTTGAGTTGGATATAGCCAGGTCAGCACATTCCGAATAAATATATCTGGCGGGCAAATACATACCCCTTACGCTTTTTGACATTAGCGACCCTTCAAACCACATCTGATTTATGCAGACATTGTGGTTTGTTTGTTCTCCGGTAAACACCAGTCCAGGGCCGGAAGTGGCAATCAGCCCACCTTGAAAATTTAACGCAGACTCTCTCTGGTAAATATTGTCAGGCTGCTCAAAATAAACTCCGATATCCGTGCCACTAGTCCACCAGCAATCATTAAAATGTTGAAACCCTGGGTGGCTGTCTGAGCCAGCCTCACTGACCATAATATTTTGATTATTGACACCCTCAACCAGACAATTATCACCCTTAACTGTAGTAAAAAATGCTCCGATATAGTTGTTGATAAATCTCAGTCGGTTATGATGCCCGCCGTAAGTAGCGTTTTTAAATAAGCCTACCCCGAGATCCTGAAAAAATATATTATCAAGATATAGACCATTGCCGATATTGGCGTATAAACCGTGTTTGTTTTTAGCCCCGGTGTTGTCCTTGAGTACAACGTCTCGCACAAAGGTTATTGGGTATGCGCTGTTGATAGAGTCAGATTCAATTCGCACAGCAAAATCGTTGGCTGAATATGAAGACAACGACGAACTAAGGCCACACCCCTGGATAGACACGCCTTGGCTTTTATAGCCAACAAGATTGCACAGAAAATCACCCTGGATAAGTAAAACTCCACCACCCCTATTGGCCAGTGCATCCCATGCTTTCTGGCAACTGATCGTATCATCTGTAACTCCATCGCCAGCCCCACCAAACATTTGGGGTGTCATGGCACACACAGCAAGCGATCGTGATGAGTACAATGGTATCATGCTATTAATTGCTGAATAGATATTGACCCATAATTCCCATCATTAGAGACATATATTCTCATGAATTCAGTATCTAATGCTGTCTGGATTTCACACGGATATGGGTTAGCATCTGTGGACTGTGAACCGATGTACGATATAGCCCCCCCGGCCGTTTTAAATTGGATTCTCCGTCTATTGCCGCCAGGCGACGCCATTAAATAATTGCAACTAGGCGAAACAGCGATCCACTCAGTAGTAAATGTTCCGTCCGCTGGCGTTAATGTCCCTGAAGCGCTTCCGTCTTCTATAAATCCAGAAACCACACCAGAATATAGTTCTATCCTGTCGGTAGCGTATTTCAGTACCCGCTGAATTTGAGAAGCGTTTGCAGCTTTGGTTTCTAAAAAACCGGCTATGCCTCTGTGACCAACCCACACAAACGAAGTATTGAGCAGGGCATACCACTGATAGCCAAAGCGCACTATCGGAGCCATGGCGTTGCCGGAATCAAAAAACATGTCCACACCCTCTAATGCATCGAGAGCGAGCATTACCTCAGTGGCGGGGAACGCCCATGACGCATGCATGAGATCGGCGGCGGTCCCGGTCGTGAGCGTGATGCTTAATTCGCTGATAGAATCTGGCTGCAGAACACCATTCTTATAAAGCCACAAGGCTATCGGATCGCCAGGCACGCCGCTTTCGTTCAGGTGTACCGCATTGCCCCAGCCGTGCAGCTCGGGGAACAGCTCCTCGATCGCCTGCACGCTGTAGCGTTGCAGGTTTTTCGTCGGCGCCAGCAGTTCCATCACGCCCCTCCGCGCACGTACATGGAAAATGCGGCCATGTCTGCCCCGCCGGTATTCTCAACTACCACCTTGATGGCCGGGCAGAGCAGGCTGGAGTAGAGGAAAAAAGCGGGAGTGCCGGCCACGACAGAGCCGACATCGGACACCTCCCCGGCAGTCACGCCATCCGGCAGCCTGACGATCTTTACCGTGCAGGCCTTGTCGGCCTTGATGTCGATGCCGATCTTGCCGCACATGCTCGTGTTGATTGGGTCAGACGCGCGGGTTGCTCCATTGGCCAACGGAACAAGATCCTTGAGCAGCAAGGTGCTGCCGGTGCCTATATGCCCACTGGGCTCGCCGATTTTATCTACCATTTGAACCTCCTTAAAAACTGCCTTAAAAAAAGAAACGGACCATCTCCAACTCGTGAAGATAGCCCGCTTCGTCAACAAAATTCATCTGAACCATTTCAGTACTCGTCACCCAAGGAACGACTCAATCATCCTGTTTGCCTCGGCAACGCTCACCTGGCCGAGGTAAATCTGAGTCGTTTTCAAATCGGCGTGCCGAAGAAGAATCTTGCTTATCATCTCCAGCGGCATTCCGGCCCTGGAGGCCTGGGTCGCGGCGTGACGCCTGAGATCATGCGGCCGGAGTTCGACGCCGACGGATTGCCCATGCCGCTTCACCATCCGGTGCGCCGTTGAGTATGAAACCGGAAAGATTCTGTCACTGGCCATGATCTTATTAGACCGAACATAGCCGTCGAGCCGGTGCATCATTTTCTTGGGGAGATACACTACTTCACCCTGACGCCCGGACTTCGGCTGCTCTATCGAAATCGTGGCCACCTCGACATTCAGATCCTTCGGCCTTATGCTAAGCACCTCGCCGACCCTCATTGCCGCCCTGCCCATTAATTCGAGCATCAAGCGATCACGGCCGCTTGACCGGTAGATGATCTCGTCGATTACCTCTTTATCGAGCAGCTCTGGAGACACGCAGCGCGGCCTTTTGTAAAGCTTCTTGATGATCCCTCTGCTACAGGGGTTGGTGAAGTCGAGATCGAAGACATCTCTTAGAAAATTGAAAAAGGCGGAGAGGTGGCTGACCCTGTTGCTTTTCGTCGACGCCGACAAACCATTGGTAAGGATCTCGAGAAAGGTAGCGACATCGTCTTCCTTCACCGCCGCGATGTCTATACCGGTAAACAGGTCCCGGAATTTCTCGAGCGTGAAAGAAAACCCTCTGATCGTGTTTGGTCTGGAGTTCGCCCGGTGATAATCCATGTAGGCTTTTACCCCTTTATCCACAGTGATATTCATCCTCGCACCTCCTTCAGCCATGCATCAAGCTCTGTTAGAAACTGCTCGATTTTCAACACTCGCACCTCCGTCCTTCTCCTGTGAAAAAAGGCGATGGCACTTGGTTGTTCCAGGTTGGTTTTCATAACAAAATAGCGATCGACAAGGGCGTTACGGGCCTCATCGATCGCCTCAAAGGGAATGCTGTTATCTGCCATGCAGGTCGTTTTCCTTAAAAAAGTTTCAGCTGCCGGTTATCCTCGACAACCGGCTCGCGGCCCAGGATATTCCACACATGCCGGGATGACATCCCGACCGATCTGGCGATATCGTCAGCCCTCTCCCCGGCGTTGAACCGCTCGACGATCCGCCGATCGCGCACCCGCCGCCTGATCGCATCGGCGTTGTGGAAATAGACGGACGTGCCCCGGTACCGCTGCTCAAGCAGCAGGGTGATCCGCACCGCCATTTCAGGCCCGAGCACAGACGATATTTCCCGCGCAAGCTGAGACAGCTCACCGGGAAGCTCGTTGGCTTGCGGCAGGAATTCGGCGGGGAGTTTGGTCAGATCGTCCATAGGTCACCTCCTTTCCTTAGTCAAAGTCCACGCCTTCGCGAAGGCCCCAGGACTTCAGGCTCTCGATCAGGATGCGGCAATCCTCGCCGTCGCACCATTTCAGGTTGTCGATCTTGACCATCCGCTTGACGTAGGCCTGCAGGGCTTTGTCGCTGCGGTTGCGGATCACGCCGGCATCGGCCATGGTGATCCACATGGCCACGATCTTGCGGTGCGAGGCATCGTCGTATTTCGGTGAATTCTTCTTCGACGCTTTGGCCTTCCAGCCCTTGGCCTTGAAGATATCGAGCAGCTTGTCAGCCTGAAACGGCGATAGCTTTGTCGAGGATGCCACCTTGAAATTGGTCTGGAGGATATCCCGGTAAATATCGTCGGTCAGGCCAAGCTGGTTTTTGGCCAGATGGATCTTCTTATTTTGCAGGGCTGTCGGTGGCATGTTCGAGGCTCTTCAATATATTGTTTCGATATCAGTCAGCCACTTTCTCGCCGCAATGAGGGCAGTGGGACAGGGCAATACTCACCTTTTCTTTCTTCAACTTCTCTTTCCCGTTCTTCAGTTTGTGGGTGTATGAGATATCGAAGGTTGTTGTCGGCCTCGAAGTCATCTTGTTGTTTTTGATAATAAATCCGTAACCAGCCAGGCTCCCTGTGATGTTTATCGCATCCGGTCGCATCTCCTGAACTTTTGCCAGCAATTTTTCTTCAAGCACCTTTCTGCAATCGCACATAATCCATCCTATTTTCAGGTTTTCAAAATGTTGATACTAGTTTCTTCTCATTTTTCGTTTCGTTCACCCAAGCCGTCTTTCCGGAAAGCAACTCCTCTCGGCACTTCTCACAAAGGCTATCAATACTGGGGATCAGAACCCCGCAGCCGCCGCACATTATCTCAGCTGTTTTTGCTTCCATTCGGCCATTTCCTCGTCTGTCGGCTTAGTGTCCCGGACACCCTGGATGTACTGGTTGAGCGGGCTCATCAGCGCTTCCGGTGTTCTGTTGCTGCTCACGGTACGGGATACAGGTTGGCGGGTTTGTTCCGCCTTCGCGTCGGCATGATCGGCCAGATCCCAGGCGATTGATTTGAGGTAATTGTGGTTCGGCATCGGCAGGCTGAGCCGATCCCGCCGCTCGACCATCTGTTCCATGGCCTGTGCCCAGATCCTGGGCGGGCAGGGGCGGGCAACCTTGCGGTCGATCTGGACGTGCCCGGCGGCGACCAGCTGCTTAATTTCGGCAAGGATCCTGTTCGCCTTTTTCGCCTGGATGGCCTTGCCGGTCACTGGTTTGAAGAGGGCGAGGTAGTGAAAGACCACCGCCTGGACATCCTTCGGCAGCTCGACCAGGACGGCGCAGATCTGCCGGTGCTCGGTCTCGGAGAGGAACCACTCGATCGGTGCGGTTGTGCCGCAGGTTTGACAGGTGCCGTTCATATCCGCTTCCACTCACAGACGCGGCCGGTGCGATAGTCCTTGCACCAGTCACCGCGATTGGTTCTGCACCACTCGATCGGGCAACCTTCGCCGGCTGGGTAGGCGATGCAGCCGGGAAGCTCGACCTCTACGTCTTTTCCTGGCTGTGGTTTCAATTCCTCTTTCATTATCTGCCTCCGTTTTTGGCTGCTCATCAGACCGGCGGAACCACCCGCCGATGACCCCGGACTGGCCGGGGTTTCGCCTTTTATCCCCTGCTTGCGAGGGCATCACCTATCGGAGTGTCGTGCCCCCAATCTCCTGGAGAGCCGAAGGCTTGTTCAATACTTCTCCCTTTCACGATCCTGGCTAAAACGCGGATCAATTCCGCTCCGTCACGGACATCTGCCAGTTCTTCCGGAGACGAATTACCCGAGTCAAGGTCGAGTGCATCCGCCAAATTCCTCAGCGCTGAGTAGAGTTTTTGCTTATCCATCATCATTCCCCTTGATATCCACACTTAACAACAGACCCGGTATCATCAGTCCGCGACCCTTTATAGTGCCCGCATTTGACCTTCTTTTGCTCCGGATCGGTCATGCTCACGCACACGCATTCGATAGGGCAAAGCGCAAAAGTACAGACGGAGGTAATAAACGCCGTCCGTCTGACAATCTGCCCTTTGGCCTCCGTCGTCTGATTTCTGTCCATCACACCCCCGCCAGGTCGAGCCTGATTGTCTGCCACTCGGAATCCTTGTCTTTCTTAACCTGGAAAATCAGGTATTCCCTTGTGCCGGTGATGGTGATGGCCTCGGTGATCAGATCCATCGCCGCCTTCCACTCCGGATCCTTGATCTTCCAGGTGCGCAGGCCGAGTATCCGGCCGGTGTCGACATTCCCTTTTTTGTCCTGGATAAAGGCATGAGAGACAACCACCTGCAGGTTTTCGTTTGCTCCGACGCTCCATTCCTCCGCACACCGGTCAATCTTTTGCTTGGCCAGCTGCAGCCGCTCGTCGAAGACGATGACCTTATTGACCTTGACCGAAATCCGCAGGTTACCGGAGAAGGTGTCGAGGTTGTAATTTCCGCCAGGATTCAAAGCCTCTTCGCCGTTGGTTGTCGCCAGCCAGTCCAGATATTTGGTGATATCGTTACGCACCAGTTCCTTGAATTTTCTCAGCCGGTCCTGCTCTTGCAACGCCAGCCGGTGCAGCTTCTCAACCATGGCATCACGTTTCTTGGCTACAGGGTCAACATACTTAGCCGGGATAGGATCGCCTTTGGCGTCGATCCAGCGGCCGGATTCATCCTTACGCGCCATATCAATCCTCTTTAAACAAAGTTTGAAAGGATTCCTTCGAACCCAGATAATCGCCTGCCCGAGCGACAAACATCTCGGCCGCGATCCTGGTGATATTGATCATCCTGTCGATCTGGTCTTGCTGCCCGCGCTGCTCGCAGACCATCATGCAGGTCGCCAGCCTGTTCAGTGACCCGCGCAACTCCGCAGCGCAATTTTTTAGATCTTCACGGCTCGCCGACAGAACCGACTCGGCAACGGTTGGCAGCAGTGTAGAGCCTGCCATCAGAGCCCGCAGATCGTTTTTTATTTCGCCGATAATCGACGCTTCCGCTTCCATTCCCGCCACGCTCACCGCCGGCTGGATAGCGCTCAATCTCACCAGAATCATTCTTGCTTTTTCCGCCACTTCCATGGTCTTACCCCCTAAAATCGCATTTACGGCAAGCACTATACAGTCGTATAGTGGCCGGATTGCCTGCTGTTCTTATTTTCTGAGCCTTCTGGTAGGTATCCGCGCATTTGCTCGGGTCAATCTGGCCGAGCATGGGGCAGGTCACCTTGCCGTCGTTGCCGTAAAACTTCATTATCTTCGCCTCGATCGCACTGGTCGCCGCGCCGTACTTATCGTTTAAGACCTGGCTGAGGGTGGCCGAGCTGATCCCCAGCTCGGCCACGACCTCGGCCCGGCCTTTCATGTCTACGTGCCGCTGCAGAAGCGTCTTGCATCCATTACTGAGCATTGGTTTTATCCTCCACCGTCTTTCGGCGACGGTTCTTCTTGCGCTCGGGTGTCACCGGACGTTTCGGTCCAGGATCCTTCACCAGCATGTACACCAGTTGATGGCCATCCTTACCGATCTGCCGGAGATACCCGTCGCGTACCAGCATCTTGGTGTATGTCTCGCAGCTGCCGAGCTTCGCCCCGGACAGGCGGATCAGCTCGCTCCTGGTAAACCGCCGGCGCGCCCGGATCAGCCGCCACATCTTGTCCCGCAGGGTGACCTTCCCCGGCTTAAAAACAAAATTACCGAGAAGAGGCTTCTCGATAATCCGCCAGGTAGGGTTGCGGGGCAGCCGGCCGCCGACTCCCGGGCCAGGCGGCACCGGATCGTCGGCTATCTCCTCCAGGTTGCCTTCCCGCACCAGCCGGTCCATGACCCGCAACACAGGCTTGCGCGGCCGCTCCGCGCCTTCCATGACCTGGTCGAGGCGGACTTTCTTGCCGCTGAATTTCATAAGAAATTCTATGACTGGTTCCAGTACGGTCATGATCAGCCTCTCGACTCGAACACCCTGAGATGATCGCCGGTCACGACATCGAGCTTGTTGCGGCTGGCCAGCTGCTCTGCCCTGGAAAACCAGGTAGTGGTGAGCCGCAGCTTGCCCTTGCCGCTGGTCGAGATGTAGTCGACCGCACAATTCGACAACTTAGCCGAGCAGATGCTTTCGGCGAGCGCCGAGATCTCTTCCTTGTCGAACAACTCGAACTTGACGATCGCCGTAAACCTGTCGAAAAGATGCCGAAACCGCTTGAGTTTTTTATCGACATTTTCCATCCCCATCATGATGATCGGGGTATTGGTCATATCGTTGATGTCCCGCAGCACCTCGACAGCGCCGCCCTTGATGAGATAGTCGACCTCGTCGATGATGATCGGCCGGGGCCGCTCGATCAGCTGGTCTACGATCTGACCGAACAGCAGATCGGTGCGGAACTCCGGGGCCTCGCCCAGTTCGGCCACGATATTGGCCAGGAGCGACCGCCGCGAGCTGATATCTTTCGCCCTGATATAGGGCACATCGTGCTGGCTGGCATACCACTGGCCAACATCCGTTTTCCCGGTACCGGGAGGGCCGAAGAACAGCCCGTTGCCGATCCGGCCCTTGATGGGAGTCTTCACAACCTCGACGCCATGGATGAACCGCTGGACGTTTTTGGTCATTGCAAATTCTTCACGCATGCTTTAGTTTCCTCCGTAATCATTGTTGGCTCTGCAATACCAGGCCGGACGCGCCAACGTCCGGCCTTCCTCTTTTCAGCCTTCCGCCTGGACCTGTTCGTCCAGGCCGATCTTCTTCCGCAGATCGCCCTCAACGGCCATGTAGCTGACCCCTGAAGTCGACTTGCTGTAAAACCAGGTGAGCCAGTCGTATTCCGCCTGGGTCAGCTTGCGTTTCTGTATTTTCAGCCTGCTGCGCAGCTCGACATACTCATCGGCATCGCTCCGCAACATGACGATCTTCTCTTGTTTGACTGGCATTTGAACGGCCGCTAAATCGTCGTTGCCAAGATCGAGCACCATTGAATTCTGCACCTTGTCTTCATCCCTGATCTCATCGATCGCACTGACCGCCTTGGCCGCTTCGACCAGCATCGGCGTGCTGTATTCTGTCGCCGGCAGGGGGAATTCGATGATGTTGTCCACCTGGCTTTTTCGCATATCCATGTAGTCTTGATACGCCTCGCGCTGGCCGTCTTCCTTGCTCAGTTTGGTCAGTTCGCGCTTGCGCTCCCGCATGATCTTTTCCTGGTGTTTGCGGGCCTGGGTGGCGAAGCCGGCATGGTCGATGCCGACCCACTCGGGATCGATGGCCGGGCAGAGGAAAGACCGCTCTTCATACTGATTGACCGTGTAGACGTAGACCGTGCCCATGTCCGCCGGATCGAGCAGCACATAGACGTCCTGTCCGACATATCCGGCCAGCTCGGGCGATTGGTAGTAACGGTTTTCGACCTGGATACCTTTCTTGCGGATAGTCCGAATCCCGCCGTCTTTCGGCGCCGGCATGAGCAGCATGTCGAGCGCCCTGGGCTCGTTGATCCGGCGGATCGGCTCCCGCCAGTTGCGGACCATATCGATCGGTTTCTTGCCGCCGAGGCCTTCATGCGGATTGTGGTGATAGGTGAAGGTCACCCACTCGTCGCAGATCTTCTGCAGCTCGCGGGAGGAGAGGTTGACCTCGACCGGTCCGCCTTCCTTGCTCATGACGCGATCGGAGAAGCTGCGCCGGGCCTCGATCGCCTTGCGCTCCGTGACGTTATGGCCGATATATCCCGGCATCAGCTCGACCATATTGTGGAGGAAGGTCCTGAACGACCGCTCGATGTGCGGCTTTTCCCAGCCCTGGAAGGGCGTACAGAGCCGCTGCTCGATCATCAGACCGTGTAGGACGCGCACCACATGATTGGACACATAGTCTTTGCCGTTGTCGGTTTTGATCGTCTCAGGCACGCCCCAGTCGATCAGGCAGTGGCGGATAAGGGCGACAACCGACGCGGCCCTGGAAGTCTTTGACACGAAGAACCTAAGCCGGCGGCTGTAGACGTCGATCATGCCGATGATGGAGTGCCGCCCGTCGGTCAGCATCAGATCGGCGGGGGTAGAATCAGCCTCCCATAATTGGTTAAGACGCTCGACGTGATCGCTGGCCGAGCCGAAGGCGAACATGCGCTTCGACTTCCACTCATCCGGGTTGGTGTAAAACATCCATAATTCCTCGTTGTCGGCTATCCACCGGCTGCGGAACCTGTTGATCACCGAGGCCGATGGCACCTCCATCCCGAACCGTCCCTGCAGGGCACGTTGAATATTGAAGGAGCTGGTCGCAGGGTTTTTGCACATGACCTTGAGGACCTCTTCCTGTTGCTTGTCGTCAAGCGCCGTGCTGCCCCGTTTCGGGTTGTGGTAATTGAAGGCCAGTCCGGCCAGGCCGTGGCGATAGTAGGCGTCGGAGATCCGCCTAATAGTGGAATAACTGGTCTGTTCTCCGATGATTGCCTTGATGTCTTCCGACACCGCGATCTTGCCGCTGTTGTAAGCCTCTACGAAGGCCTGATCGCCAACCTTGCTGCGCCGGGCATATCGCTTGATTTCAAACCGTGCGGCTTTGATGAATGAGTCGCAGATTTGCAGCAGGGAGAACCTGGCCCGCGCCTCTTTTTTACGTTGTTCCGGCAGCCGCTCGAAAGCGGCCATTCCGGCTTCCATGGCGATCTGGGTGCGCTCTTTTTCTTCCGCTCTGGTGACGAGGATCTCGGTAGCGGCATCGGCTCCGATCGTGGCGTCTTCTCCGGCGAGCAGTTCGACAGTTGGCACGGCGTCTTTAGCGGCCAGGGCGAGACGCCAGTCATCGGGAATACTGGTTGCGAAGTAATGTTTCTCAGAGCCGGTACTGCCTTTTTTCCAAGTATAGCGAGCCTTCACGCGATCCAGTTTCCGCATGGCTGCTTGTCGGGAAATACCTACTACTTCAGCGATTTCAGATGCCGTTGCCGTTCTAATCATGACCTGCCCCTTACAGATTACGCTTCAAGGACCTCAAGAAGCTCCCGCAGCACCCCGGCGACCTTCTTCTTTTTCCCCTCCGCTTCGCGCTGGGCGAGAGCCAGAAAGGATTGCGCCAGCTGCTCGAAGGCTCCCGGCTCATCGTCTCCGCCGATCGTCCGCTTGCCTTTGTCGACCACATCCTTGATCTGTTTCTGCAGCAATTCATCGGCGCACTGCTGCACCATCGCGGCGGTAATCCGGCATTTATTTTCAGTCGCCCGGTCGATTACCATCGTCCATATTTCGATCTGCATTTCAGGAGTAAGCGGCGCGAGCGGTCTGGTCTGGCGCTCATTTACTGGCAGCAGCTCGATGACATGAGTGTCTCCGTCGCCTACTTTTGGTGCGGCGGTTTTGTCTACCATGGTAGACAAATTGTCTACGACCAAATAGCTGTCGATAAGCTGGTAGGCCCTGGGGCGACCCAGGTCCCAGATTTCGCGACAATAGTCCTCGAAGGTATCGAAATCGACCCGATACAGAGCCTGATCGCGGATGGTTGTCAGCGCATAACCTACCTTTAAAAATCCTTTTAAATTATGCGCGATATCCGCCTCAAGCTGGTCGAGCAGCGCCCGCTCGCGGGTTGATAGTGGTAGGGCCTCATCTTTACGGGCTACTTCGTTCATTTCTCCCCCTTTTGCATTGATTTCGGTAATTGCAGATATTCCACCGGACAGCCGCGCTCGATCAGCCAGTTCAAGACATTCCGGTCGTTACGCACGCCCTGGAGTGTCTCAATGACCTGAACGTGGAAGCGCTGGCCGAGAGCCTTCTGAATGTCCTGGGGACGAATGCCCTCCATGACCATCCAGGCCCGCGCCTGCCTCCGGTCTATCCGCTTCTTTTGTTTCATATTTCAGCCTCAAGTTTCTTCATCTTGTTCCGCGCCTCGCGTGCTTCATGGTAGGCGTCGGCCCAGAGCAATCTCTTGATTTTCGGCTCGTCGATAACCTGCAGGCCGAGCGCTCTCGCAAAGACCTGCAGGGGCTCTATCGTGTTGCCGACTTCGCAGATGATCGTCAGCGCCGCCAAGGGCGGAACATATTGGCTCTGCTCGACGTTGAGCCACTTCTCGAAGGTGGCCATGGTTAAGCCGTTGCCGTTCCCCTTCATCAGCCGCACGCCGAACCGGTCGGCGACACTGTTCATCCGGTCGAGGAACTCCGCCCTGGATAAGCCGCTATTGGTCACCACGTCAGCCAGGCATTCCTTGAATTCCCGGCTGACTTTAAGGCTCTGCTTCTTGAAGAGGTTGAGCTGCTTAACCATTCACTATCCGGCCTCCGCCATGACCAATATCTAAGCTTCTTATGAACCCGGATATTGACCGGGTAACACCGTTTTGGTACATTCAGACTATGTTACCTATGTAACAAGTCATTTAAAGGAAAATAGCACCGTTCGGGGTTCGTTGTCAACACCTTTTGGTGTTGCACCTTGCAGTTTTTCTTAAATTCACGCTTTAGCGTTCTTATACACAATAATATCAAGCACATAACACGGTGTTAATTTTGATTCCCGGTGGTTGCACCTTAGGTTGCACCTTAATGTTTTGAAGGTCTTCTAATAATGAGTATTGGCGGGCGCATAAAAGAGCTTCGGGGAGAGATGGCAAGACATGATTTTGCAGATCTTTTCGGTGTGGCTCGAAACACCATACAGAGGTACGAGAACGACGAGCGAACCCCAGATAGTGTTTTCATCGCAGCATTGTGTAATCACTTCAAGATCACCGCCGACTGGTTAATCTCAGGAGAGGAGCCGATGCACAGGGAAGCCTTGCAACCGCATCCGTCCCTAGATTACGACTACATCCCGATGGTCGAAGCCAAACTATCTGCCGGTGGCGGATCGTTTGTTGAAGCAGAGGGAGTCCAGGGCTACTATGCTTTTCGAAAGGACTGGCTGCGCAGAGTCGCCACCAGCGTGAAAGACTTGGTGCTCATGCGAGTTACAGGCGACTCCATGACACCGAATTTACAGAAAAATGATACGGTCTTGATCGATACGAACAGAAAGGATATAAAAGAAGGGGAGATCTATGCCATCCGGTACGACTACACCATTATGGTCAAGCGTCTGGCCTTTCGCCCTGGACAGAAAGTCCTCGTAATCTCCGATAATAAAACAGACTTCGAGCCCTACGAAGTAGCTATCCAAGATTTACACGTCATCGGCCAGGTGATCTTTTTCAGCAGGTCGCTGATTCCGGAAGGTATTTGATAATAATCAAACTTATTGGAGGTTTACCCTGTAATGAAAAAGTACTTTTTATCCTCGCTGCTTCTTGTTCCTTTAGTTTTTATAACAGAAAATCTCTATGCTTTTACTACTTGGGCCGGTCAATTTAGCTTTACCGAAAGCAATCAAAAGACAGCAGAAGACATCGACCTGGATTTCACTCCGGAAAAAGCCGAATGGAAAAATGGAAGAGTGAGAGTCTGGGGGAATATCAAAAACAAAACATATGAAAGCTACCAATTCGTAAAGATTACCTTTTCAGCTTGGGGAACTGGGCACGGCAATCTATTAGGTAGAGTCTCAATGTATACCGACCCAATGGATATCGGCCCAGGGCAGATAGGATATATAGAAAATTTCGGGATAAATTGCGGCAATCAGAAACCGAACGACATTGAGTTTAAAGTCACCGGAAGGTTAAAATAAATGAGAGCTTTAATGGATCGGTCTTAACATCGCAAGGTTTGACACCTGATCGCAAGGTTTCAAACCTTGCGTAAAATTTCGCTTAAAATCGGCAAAACCTCAAAAACGGTATCACTCCACCCTGTCCCCATCCTTGACGATGCAAAACACCCCGCAATCCCCAACAAACACACAACTTTTTCAAACCTTTTTCAAACCAATTCACTCACTCTCTCAGT